TCATATCTTCTTCCTCCTCGTTATTTATTTCAATACTGTTTGAATCATCACTTGTAGGTGGTTTCTCTTCTTTTTTTCGCACCACTCCACTAAAGCCGCCATAAATGGACCAACTGTTGCGATCAGGTAGTTCTTGTACATACATGATCCCATCAATATTTTGCTCATAGGTTGTGATATTCCCATTTGCTACGCTTGCCACAATACCTACATGCCCCGTAGACAAGCCATCTCGTGCAGAGATAAAGAAAATATCTCCTGCTTTAAGCTGACTAAAGCTTGGATTATCAACCTTTTCAAATCCTATAGCTGACCAGTTGGTTTGTGTATATACGTTCCAAGCGGTCGCACAGTCTGAACCAGGCACCCATTTAGCATCTATTCCATCCATGCCATAGGCAAACTGATAAGCTTTATCCGTAAGCACAGACAGCCAATAAGAGGCAAGTGCACCACATTGTCCTACGCTACTAGAATAGCCAACCTGCTGGCCAACAAGTGGGCCTATAGTTGCTGTTACATTGTACATGCTACTCCTCCTTATTTAATTTAACAGCACTTGCTGAATCATCACCAACATATCCGCTTCCAACTGATGTTAAAACAGATACCAAAGCAGCGAGTAGAGAAACACTTAAAGCGTTCATCCAATCCACATCAAGCACACCAGTAACTCCAGCAGTCAAAACGGCTGCCATTGATTGTGCAAATGTCTTTACTGCACGTTCTGCAGTATCTTTCCAAAAAGTCTTTGTAAACATTATTTTTCCTCCATTTTCTTTTTTTTATACTGTTCAAATTGCTCATGTGCGTAATGATTTCCTCCCAAGGCTTCATATTCATCAAATATTCCACCTACAACTTGTAAACCATAATCGTGATTGATAGCTTGCAATAGCTCAATACGCTTGATGTGCATTTGAATATCATTAAGTTGGCACTGTTGTTGCTTCGTAAATTTACGGTAGAACCAACTCAAAATTAATGACACAATGACCAAAGCTGGCCAGTTTTCTAAGACATCCATGAATGTATCAACGATATATTTTGCGAATGGCACAGCTACTCGATTGTCTGGTTTCCATGAAGCTTTTTTCTTAAGGTCATGAATAGCCATTTCTCCATAATACATGCCTTCAAGCTTTTCATATCTTCCAAGTTGTATTTTGTGTTTATCTATCAGCTTTTTTATATTTTCAATAGTAATCTCTATTTCATCACTATAAATTTTCTGAGGCCTTGTGAGTGTATAATCAGTTCCCAACTAGAACCCTCCTTTTATTGTTCCTATTTTTGCTTTTGGCTTACTATGGTTGTAAGTAGCGTATCGAACAGCATCCAGAACATCATCAAATTCTTTTATTGGTTCACCTTTTTTCTTATCCCAGATATATTGATAAATTTCTGTTTTGAATTTTTCTACTTTATCTTGACAAATAAATAGTTTGTCTGTCTTAAAACGTTTTGCAACAGATTCTACACCGCTTAACCGAGCTTTATCGGCATTAATGGCTTCTAATTTCTCACGTCTAAATCTAGCAACATGTTCTGGTCTTGCAGAATCGCAGTAAAATGGAATACGTGATCCATATCTACCTTGAATTTCTTTAGCAACTTCTACCCAGTAGTCAATTTCTTCAAACTGTGAGGCGTGCTCCTCAATAAGATATGCTGTGCCATCATCTGTTTCTCCAAACACCACAATAGAGCCCCAGTGTTCATAACCCCAGTCAACTCCACAATAAAATGTGGATAAGCTTGGCAAATCTTTAGAATGAATATAATGCTTGCTAGCATCAAAATCTTGATAAACAACACCATCAGCAGAAACCCACAGCCCCTTAATATCTCGGTCATAAAACATGCCACTTGGAGTTGCTGCCTTAATGTTATCCCTGTAACGCTGAGACAAGAAAGTATTATCATCCAACTGGAATTGAAAAGATTTAACATTTCCGTTTTTCTTATCTATATATTCCTTCTTCAACCAATGCTCTGGACTATCAGGGTTGGTGTCAGCTAATATTCTAGCCCCGGTGCCTGAACAGCGAGAAACAATCTCCCCAAATACTTCTTGCTTAGCAAGTGATGCTTCATTAACATAAGCGCCATGAGCAGTCATACCACGAATTGCACCTACACCACCAATATTTCCTGTATAAGCTTGAACAACTTTGACACCAAAGAGTTTAAAGTTACCATGTTTATCAAACTTAGGCTCAATATTGTACATGTTATAAAGTTCCTGTAAGATATTTTTCTGAATCGTACTCGAAGAAACACCAGCCAATATATACATGGGTTCTTTTATTCCTTCTTCATCCGCAATCTTTCTCACACGTCTTAACTCAAATAAAAAAAGATCGTTATTGATCTTTGTTTTTCCAGAACGTTTAGCACCATGAAGCAATGTAATAAACCAGTCTTTATTTACTGTTTGGCTTAATACCTCTATTTGTCTTTTTGTATATACATCACTAATCATCTAATTCACCGCTTATCTTACCGAGTAATGCATCCAGTTTTTCTTCCACAGTTTCATTCGATGCATTTTTAATAGACTCAACTTTAAGCTCTGCCATATTGGCTTCAGCAGTAAGTTTTCTAAGCTGTTGCTCCAAAAGTTTGTCATTCCCTGGATAGCGTTTAAGAAGTTCTTTCATAGCTTGTATTTGTGTCTTAAAGTCAGGAGGTTTTTCAACTTCTGCATAACCCTCTGCGTTAGCCACTACGACTGTTTCTTTTATTTCTGCATTAGCTATTAGGCTTAGTCTTTCAAGTATCTCCTGTGCACTCATAATCCGCTCAGAAGCTAATTGAGCCATTCTCTCATCAATATATTGTTTTAGGTCAGGTTTAGTAAGGTTTTCAGCTCCTATAGATTTTGCTGTTCTTTTACTATATCCAGCATTAATCGCTGCTTCTTTCGCATTTCCTAATTTAATATACTCATCACAAAATTTCTTCTGCTTTTCAGTTAGTTTCATACCTCCCTCCTTTTAGATATGTAAAAAGCTGCCATTTCTGACAGCTTTTAATATTAAGTACTCCCTGTAAGTACTTGTAATAACTAATCAAGGAATCGAACCTTGACGATGAGGCCAACTTTAGTTACTTAATTTTATTTCACAATAATTGTATCTTTAGGAAACTCTTTATACAATTCGGTGCTGTACATCTTATCTACTGGAAGATTAAGCTTTCCAAAATCATTTTGGAAGTTGTTAAGAAAACGTTCGCTTTTAATCCATTTACATTGTACGCCGTTTGATACGTACCAGTTTTTTGTGTCAATTGTCATAATTAAATACATTTCAATTTCTCCTTTGTCTGTTCCTGATCCACCAGATACTGGTGTATTAAATAATGCTATTTCTGCATTTCGACGTCTTATCAGTCCTTGTTCGTGAGCTGATCCCTTATTAATATATTTTGGTAGTGAAGCTAAAATATAATCATTAGAAGCATTTTTATCCCAGCCATCATTTGCAAAAACTCCTACGCCAAGATTGTATGTAAAACTCACCATTGCATCAAATTGATTCTGATTGAAACTTCGCGTGAAGTAATCATTTACTGCTTTTTCATACTTTTTAAGGTCATTCTCAAATGTACTGTCTGCTTGTGCTTGTGTCCAACGAGTAACGCCGGCTACAAGATTAGTATACCCTTTAGGTTCTGCATGTCCCCAGCCAATAGTAATCATACCATCATTATTATCATAAGCAGTTAGAACACACTTTTCAAAGTCTTTAATCAGTGCTTTACCTTTTGGACCTGTAGATGTTGCCTTACCTCCATCACCCGGTGTAGGCGGATTAGGACTCCCATCATTACTCACCATACGTAATCCATCTAGTGATTCTGACCATCCGAGATAGCGCATTTGCCACCCCATATATCTTAGCAATTCTGCACCACTGGAATATGGTGTTGTGCGATTACCACACGCAAACTCACTATCATAAATCTTTGTCGTAGTACCATTTGAATAGAACCATGCTACGTGCCCGTAACCAGCCCACGGTCCATTATCAATACTATAATAAACAGGTACCCATACATTATTTGGTGGTTCTTCATTAGGATGTGCAACATTTGTAGCAACGTTATAATCCCAAGAAGCTTGTGCTGTGGGTTTACGATTAGGAGGATTAACTCCATCGTCCACATAAGCCAAACACCCACCACTATATCCTGGTACATTAATATTTGGTGTGACTAATTGTTTCCAAGCCATTGTTTACCTCTTATATCTTTATTTTAAAAAAATGTGATACTGAGCGCTCATTAACATTTAGGGTTTTACTTTAATGTCTATCACATTCATTATTATACCTTCCAATTTTTAATTGGTTTAGGTACAAAAGAAGTTTAATCAATTTGATTAAACTTCTTAACATTTATGAAACAATTTCAGCACTTTTAATTCAACCGAACATGTTATTTGTGTTTTACCGAATTGTTCATGTTATCATTATCTCACTTAAAACAGGAACTAAACGGGAAAATTTCGGGAAGAAAACGGAAAGTAAAATTAATACAATGTTTCTCTCCATAACCCCTCTCTTAGTGTCTTTTTAAAAGCATCATATTGTTTTCTAGCTGTACTCTCTTCCAAACAGACCCTTAAACCAACTTTATACCATGAAAGTCGATATTTAAATCTTGCAATGATTATTTCTTTAACGAGTGTACCTTGAATCACTTCCATTAATTCATCAAGTGTTTGCTTTTGGTCCTTTAACTTTCCAAGTTCTTTGTCTGCTTCTAAAATAAGAAAATTTCTTTCTTGGGGTGCTGTATTAGTACTTGTCCCACTACTTCCAATTCGCTCCTCGTTTTTCTGACGAGTGATCCACATTGCACGAGAATTTTATCTTCACTTGAAGCATCCCTGTCATGTAATCACTAATCAATAAATCTAACTTATCTGCCAT